CTTTCTTCAAAGCCATTGAAACGGAACTTTATAGACATCCATACTTTGTCAAACACATGACTCCAACGGAACGCATGGAGCGTGTTCGTTCTCTCCGGACAGTTGGAAATTACTGCTATGCGACAGATTTCACTGCATTTGAAAGCCATTTTACACCAGAGGTAATGAAAGCACTGGAAATACAACTGTATAACCATTGTCTTGTCCACTACCCACTAGATGCTAAGATCATCAAGTGGACATTGTCTGGCGTTAATAATATGGTTACTCGTTTTGGTTTTAGTGCGAAATGCCAAGGGCGAAGGATGTCCGGAGATATGTGCACTTCACTGGGCAATGGTTTTTCAAATTTGATGCTTGCTCTATTCATTGCCCACGAGAAAGATGCTGTCCTTGATGGAATAGTCGAGGGAGATGATGGCCTTTTTGTAGTTAACAAAGAATTATGCGATAAAGACTGGTTGGATTGTGGGTTTACGATTAAGATTACAAAGGTAGATAACCCATGCCGAGCATCGTTTTGCGGATTAATTTTTGGCGAGTCAGGCCAGGTAATCCGCGAGCCAGTCCGCTTCCTTGAAAATTTTGGTTGGACCGAAAACTACATTACAGGCTCCGAGAAAGTCCACATGGAATTATTGCGCGCGAAATCTCTATCCGCACTCCATGAGACTCCACAGTGTCCTATTATAGGTGTCATGGCCCGTAAAGCCTATGCCATGACACAGGGCTATAAACCACGATTTACGGATCGTTGGCGTGAATTACATACTCCTGAATGGGCTCAGGAGTTGTTTTCACCAACGCCGGAAACGCGGGTTTTGTTCCAAGAGATGTATGGTGTAGGCGTTGAGCAGCAATTGGAAATCGAGGCACGCGTTATGGCGTCCGATATGTCTTTTGCACCAATGCTCAATGTCCACCCACATATTGGCGATTATGAATCCCGATTTGTGGAAACTCAATTTATTTGCTCTAACCATACTCTCTCTGCACAGTACAAAACTACCAATTCTAAATGGGCAATACCTAGCGGGTGATAGGTCGACCATTGTTGGTTGTTG